CATGGTAGCGAGTGGTACCTGGCCTTGCAATTTGGCTGGTTACCAGTGCTTAATTCGGTTGAAAAGTTTATGAAAACTGTTCATGGCCGTAAGAAGCGCTTCGATCAATTACTCCGAGATGAAGGCAAATGGGTCAAGAGGAGTCGTAAGTTGAAGCATCATAACGTTGATGAATCTTCTGAGACTTTCTCTTGGAATGACCCATATGGACGCGGCAATGGTAATATGGCTCCCACTCATGTATATCAATGTTACATGGATGGGACCGGAGCTTCCGGCAGACGTTCCTATAAACGGAACGTTTGGTGTGTGGGTAAATTTAAGTACTTCCTCCCTTCAGGCCCGAGAGATCGGGCGTGGAGGTGGAAGATTTACTCACGTATTTTTGGCCTTAGGCTTACGCCTAGCCAAGTTTACGCCGTCATACCATGGTCTTGGCTCTTCGATTACTTTGCTGATCTCGGCCATTTTATGGACGCTGTATCAGGTGGTGTCGAAGATCGTCTTATATGCGATTATGCTTATGTTATGCATCATCAAATATGGACGGAGTCCAAGACGGAATATCAGACTGTCTTTAGTAATGCAAATTACCCTGACTGGTCTGCTTCCCGCGTTTCTGCTACACAAACGGTAACCGTCGAGTATAAAACTCGGGCTGCCGCTACGGTAGTGGGTTTCGGCTACAATAAGGACAATCTCAGTCCTTTTCAGCAGTCGATTATTGGGGCCTTAGGCCTCAGTAGAATATAATCACGTCGTGAGACGTTATTACACTCTAAGGTAGAAGCTTAGGGTTCCCAAACAGATGGAAGGAAGTTTACTATGTTCGCAGATCCGCAATCAGTAACCGTGAGCGGTGATGCCAAGTCTCTCGCGAGAGTTGGTACTACCAATCCGGCTACCAAAGGCTCGTTCACTACCGCCGATGGCATTTATGCCTTCGACGTTAGCCAGAACAAGTCAACCAACCGCTTTCGGCGTGAGGTTCGCCTTACGAAGTCGGCTGTTGCCGCTGACCCAATCAGTGCGGTGAATAAGGAGGTTTCTGCCTCCGTCATCATCGTCATTGACGAGCCACGGTTCGGATTCAGTGACGCAGATCTGACAGCTATGCTGACCGGTCTCGTCACTTGGGCGTCCGCAAGCACTTATGCCAAAGTTGGCCAATTGCTCACGGGCGAGCTCTAGCGTCTAACGGCTAGAGTCTTTGGGGTAAACCCAAAGAGAACATAGTAGGGTTTCATTTACCCCCATATAAGGAGGGGAATGATGAAAATACCTACACACTTCCTTCACCGGGTCCTTCTCGATGAGGGACTGCAGGTGGGACTTACCATCGAACGAGACTATGAAGAAATTCATAGTCGTTTTGAACACGAGGGCATGAGTTTTCTTGCGATCACTCTACCCGTGTTGTCGAAATGCCTTCTGAAAGGCCTATCGACAGGTCGCATCGGACGTAGTGATTTCCCAGGCTTTCGCCCGAGATCACGTGCGTCGAGTCTCCCGGCATTGTTGTCGGGTTTCTTCATGCGTGTGTTCAAAGAAGATGGTCATCTATTAGATGATCCTTGTATTGCCAGTATTAGGGCAATACACCAAGTTGCTCGTCTTTTTGCAAAGATCGAGCTACCCTGTTCGTCTGCTCGCCAATCGGCGGCTTATGAAAGGTATCAATCTAATGATGAAGGGTTATGCTGGAATGGTTTCAGAAATGCTTCTGATGATAGGTTATATACTATCGTCTGCGGGCATCTCTGGGCTGATCTTGAAACGTTTTCTGAAGAGCTGTTTTGCTCGCCAGGAAAGTTCGGATCAGGTGCTACAGCTGAACATTTGTTGTTCAATGAACGACATAGTGTTAAGCAGTGGCCGAGTCGATCGGAACCTTGGTTCCCTTCCGACTTCCACGCCACCCACGACTTCAGATCTGGACTGAACGATATTCAGTACCTTTCTGAATCGGACGAATTACCCGTAAGGGTAGTTCAGGTTCCGAAGACCCTAAAAACTCCTCGGACCATATCCGTTGAGCCAAGCTATATGATGCTGATGCAGCAAAGTATAGCGAAGCCTTTGATGGATTATCTTGAGGGAAGTTATTTCCCTTTCGATTCCATTCGATTTACATTTCAGAGTGTAAATCAAGATATGGCCAAGTTAGGGTCACTCGATGGGCGCTTAGCGACCATTGACCTTAAGGACGCTTCTGACCTCGTCAGTAATGACGTTGTGAAGAAGACTTTCTCTAAGGTGTCTCCAGCGTTCCTGGACTTGATCCAGGCATGTAGGAGTCAGTCGGCTCTATTGCCAGATAAGACCGTTCTTCCCTTAAAGAAGTTCGCTTCGATGGGGTCGGCTTTATGCTTTCCTATCGAGGCTATGGTCTTTTTCACCATTGTAATGTATTCTTTGGTGAAACAATCTGGTAGAGATCCATCTTTTTCCTTACTTAAATCGTTGAGTAAGGACGTTGCTGTGTATGGTGATGATATTATCATACCCAGTAAGATGGTATCCGGTGTGATCGACGATCTTGAGTCTTTTGGACTTAAGGTTAATCGAGACAAGTCCTTTTCCACAGGTTTCTTTCGGGAATCTTGTGGAGGAGAATATTACAAAGGTGTAGAAATTACACCCACGTATGTTCGCCAATGGGACTTCACCGGAACACTCCGTGAAGCATCTCTGTTGGTGGCTTACGTGTCATTATCCAATCAATTATACATGAAAGGAATGTGGCATGGTTGCCAATCAATCAGAGATGTCATCGATCGCAGAAACCGACTACCGTTTGCTCGCGGACCAAGAGGTTATCTTCACCATGCTTCGTTCACTCGTGAGAGTGGGCTCGTATGGTTCAGTGACCTTAGTGGATACCGCGTGCGCTCTGTTGTCGCTAATGCTCTCGAACAAGCAGATTCGCCGACCAACTTGGCGGGGTTTATGTTACGCACTCTCCTATCTGCCGAGCGGCGAGATAGAAGAAATCGTGAATTCTCTCGTTCACCACAATCCGAATGCAAATTTGGATTGCAGCGATCCGAGCGACTTCGTCGACGCGTTAGTAAACCTCAACAGTCAACATCCCGGGGATATATTGAATTGTATCTCCGAGATGCAGAGGTTCCTGAAACCCGAGAGTTACTCCCAACTACTTATGTTGGGATGTCCTCTCGGGCTCTTCGTGACCTTGTCAGGCGTGACCCTCTCTTGATAAAAGAGGGTTCTAGTTCTGCATACACGAGTGTGAGGCCTTACACCCTCAAGTCAAAGTGTAAGTGGATGCCCTCACCCGAGGGTTTGAACTGGTAAAACCAGTTCCGCAGGAGATGAGC